ATCTCGGTAAACTTTTTAGAGAATCGGCAGGAACTGGCGACAACTGGCGAGAACCAGCAACATGATTGGCGTATTGGTCGTGACCAGCCACGATTGGAAAGTGTTGGTGTTGGGGCCGAGAGTTATGGGCCTCTTGTGGCGGCGTGGGCTGAGCGTTACATGAATGTAAAACTTATGAAGTGGCAGGAGCACGCACTTAATGGGCAACTTTGTAAAAATGCTGATGGCTCTTTACAGTTTCGTGAGGCTCTTGTAAGTACGGCAAGACAAGCCGGCAAATCTGTTGCTCTCCAGGCGCTTATTGGTTGGTGGATGACAGAAGGCGCAGTCATTCGTGGTGGCCCACAATCTGTAATGTCTGTGGCTAACAAACTGGACAGGGCTGAGGCCATCTTCCCTTTGCTTGCCAACATTCTGTGTGAATACTTCAATGCTAAGAAACTTGCTGCTACAGGACGTAGAAGTATTGAAATGCCAGATGGGTCTAAATGGGAAATAAGGGCCGCTACCAAGAGCCTTCATGGCGGCAGCCACGACCTAATCGTCTGTGACGAGTTATTCGACATAGATGCAGAGGTAGTAGATACCGCTTTGCGTCCTAGCCAGATTGCTCGAAAGTCTCCCCTGCTTTCCATGTGGAGTACAGCCGGAGACCAAAACAGTGAAACCATGATTAAGTTACGCCAGCAAGCCATGGGCGATATAGACAAAGGCGTACCTAGCCTCTTGTACTTTGCTGAATGGTCAATGCCCACACACTTAGACCCTCACGATGAAAGGAATTGGTGCTGGGCTAACCCATCTCTTGGCACAACTATTACGGTAGATGCCCTTCGAGCAGTATCTAAAAAAGACTCTTTCATGCGTGCCCATCTCAACCAATGGATAACAGCCAGGGGCGCATGGCTAGACCTTGGCGTCTGGGAAAAGAATGAGACAGATATACCTATGCCAACTACTGGCATCTCTTACCTTTCCGTAGATTCCTCATTAGACGATGCAAGGTATGTGGGTGTTAGGGCTGCAGAAGTAGATGGCAAAGTCATAGTGCAGACAGAGTTTGTGGTAGAGACCGAAGCCGATATGTGGACTGCTATAAGCCGAGTGATGGAGAACCCAGAGGTGCAGTTGCTGATTACGCCAACGCTCGAAATCCATGTGCCAATACCATTACGCCGGCGCACAACTATTACGGGCTATGCAGAACTGACAAGGTTTACAAGTCTGGTCAGGTCAATGATTCATGAAGGCAATGTCAAACACCACGGCGAAAGTCTGCTGTCTGACCATTGCGGCCGAGCCGTTTTAGTCAAGACCCCATCCGGTGCCGTTATTTCCAGTCAGCGTTCTCCAGGCCCAATAGAATTGTGCCGGTGTATGGTGTGGGCAGTAGCGCAAGTATCTAAACCAAAGCAAAAGACAAAACCTATGATGGTCATTGTGGGTGGCTAAACTACAGGCGGTATTGCTCTGGGCGTTGTCGGGATGAGCAGGGCAATACCACATATCTCATCATGAAAGTGACATACTGCAACCATGGCTCTGTTCGATAAAAAAGTTACCAAGGCTGCTATCAGTCCAATGCCTGACGTTCAGGCTGCAGTCGGCTACGGCGGTGCCAACATGATTGGTGATTTCTGGGCATACCAACAGGGTGAAGCACGAGCAGCAGCAATGCAAGTAGCCACCATCTCCAGGGCTCGTGACCTGATGGCCTCAGTCCTTGCCTCTATGCCACTAAAAATGTACGGCGAAATGTGGAACGAAGTAGATGGCGAAATGGAAGAAATACCACTGGCACCTCGCTCGTGGCTACGCCAGCCAGACCCCACAGTTACATACCCATTCCTTATGGCATGGACATTCGATGACCTACTGCATTATGGAAAGGCTTACTGGTACATCACAGCCAGAACAAAAGACGGCTTTCCGTCAGCATTTACTCGCATTCCTGCAGGTTCTGTAACTACGCCTGACATTCCAGGCAACATTCCTTTCGGGCCTTCCAAAGAGGTTTTCTTTGCAGGCAACTACTTAAAGACAGAAGATGTTGTGCAGTTCCTTTGCCCAATCGAAGGCATTGTTTACAACGGCCAGCAGACCATTGCTACAGCCCTAGCCATTGGCGAAGCCCGTAAGCGCAATGCTTCATCTGCTATTCCTGCAGGAATCCTTAAACAAACAGGTGGCGAACCACTGTCAGGCCAAGAACTTGCAGACCTGGCGGCTCAATTCAACACGGCACGAGCCACTAACCAAACTGCAGCGCTCAATGAGTTTTTAAGTTATGAAGCCACTACAGCCTCGCCAGACAAGATGCTGCTCATTGAATCTGCTAACTACTCAGCCCTAGAGGCAGCCCGTCTTTGCTCAGTGCCGCCATACTTGGTAGGCGTCTCCACAGGCGCTTACAGTTATCAGTCCTCTGAGCAAGCCAGGGCTGATTTGTATATCTTTGGAGTTCAGCCTTATGCGCAATGCATAGCGTCCACGCTCAGTATGAACAATGTCCTTCCTCGTGGAACCTACGTCTGTTTCGACACTGACGATTTCCTAGTAGAGAACGAAATGGCCGACACCATGAACCAACCACAACCAGAACAAAACACACAGGAAGCGTTAGCAGAATGAAACTTAACCTCTCAGCCGGCTTTGCCATTGACGTAGAAGCAGCAGCAGGCGAAGCGCCTACTCGCCAAATCTCCGGTATTGCAGTGCCCTACAATGTCCCAGCCACAGTATCTGACGGCACAAAGGTGCAGTTCGCTGCAGGCTCTTTGCCAGTAGATGGCAAAGCACCAAAGATGTTTATGTACCACGACAGCAGCCAGCCAGTCGGTTTAGTCACTGCCCGTACCGAAACACCAGAAGGCATGATGTTCGTAGCATCCATAGTAAACACCCAGGCCGGTACGGATGCCTTGACCATGGCCTCAGCCGGAGTGCTTGATTCCGTGTCCGTAGGCGTAAATGTGCTTGAAAGTTACAACGATAAAAACGGCACAATGGTTGTCACGTCAGCCGATTGGTTAGAACTCTCGCTCGTGCCTATCCCAGCATTTTCCGGTGCCCTCGTAGAATCCGTGTTTGCATCAAATGAATCTGTTACCATTCCAGAAGAACAGGAACCCGACGAGCCTGAAACAACCGAACCACAGGAGAACCCAGTGTCAGAACCAATTATCGAAGCCTCAGCACCTGAGTCAATTCCAACCTCACCTCTTTACGCACAAGCAGCACGAGAGTTTACTTTGCCATCAGCAGGCGAATACATGGCAGCACTTCACGCAGGTGGCCAGACTTTTGCAAATATAAACAAAGCAGTTGCTGATTACACAGCATCAAAGCGCACAAACATTCAGGCCGCTGCTGGCGACGTGATTACAACTGACACACCGGGTCTCTTGCCAGTCCCCGTGTTGGGCCCACTTGTGCAAGACCTCAATTTTCTCCGCCCTGTTGTAGAAGCATTGGGAGTTCGTGCCTATCCAGATAACGGACAGCAAAAGACATTCGTGCGTCCAACCATCACAACTCATACCTCAGTAGCGGCTCAAAGTTCTGAACTTGCAGCAGTATCAGCAACCACGATGGTTATTGCTTCAAACTCAGTAACAAAGACCACACTTGCTGGTCAGGTCACATTGAGCGCACAAGATATTTCATTCACGAGCCCTGCAGCAATGCAGTTAATCTTGAATGACCTTATGGGTGAATACATGATTGCATCTGACAACCTTGCAGCAGACAACTTGCTTACAGCAGCATCAGCATCTGGTGTTTGGGACTTGTCAGTAGCAGACCTTTTGAAGAGCGTTTACGACTCAGCAGTGGACATTTCAAATGGCCGCAACTGGACACCAACGCACATGTTCGTATCTCCTGACGTTTGGGGCCAACTCGGACAACTTGCAGATACAACTGGCCGTCCAGTGTTCCCATTCATTGGTGCAGGTTTAACAGGTCAGAACGCCCTTGGAAATGCATCAGCATCTTCGTGGAACGGAAACCCACTAGGTTTGCAACTTGTCGTAGATAGCAACTTTGCTGCAAAGACAATGATTATCACACGAGTAGGCCAAGGCCAAGGCGATGCTTTCGAGTATTATGAGGCACCTCAATCCCTCATGAGTTTCGAAAACCCATCAGTTTTGGGCAGGACAATGAGTTTCCATGGGTATGTAAGTACCTTCGCAAGTATCCCCGGCATGATTCGCAAAATCACTCAGGCTTAGTCCGAAAGGCGGTAAGCCGCCATGGCTACATACGAGATTATTTTTAACCAACGCATAGACAACTATGCAGTGGTTCAAACTCTCACAGATAACGACGTAGTAGTCGGTGAGTCCATCACCGTCTCAGGTCTTGGGTCTGGGCTAAACGGAACCTTCACTGTTTACGCCCAGCCTCAGTACCTATACATGGGTACCGACTCTGACGGCAACCTCATTTTCGATGCGTATGTACCAATCCCTAACCAGGTGATGTACTACGACGCAGACACAGACCTTGACCGTGTTGCTGTGCAGCCCCCTGGCACATTAACTTTTACCCAGACCTGCACATGGATTACAGCAGCACAGTTGCTTACATACATGGGCGTGGAAATTACAAACCCCAGCGATGACTACACCCTGCTAACACAGGCAGTGTCAGCCAGTAACGCATTCTGTTTTAGACGCAGGCAAGAGTCCGGCTATACAGGTGACACCCTTAGCACCCCAACCACCAGTGGTGACGTCATCCTTGGCACCTTGATGTATGCGGCAGCCCTATGGCGTGCCCGTGGCAGCGTCCAGGACACCTTTGCTACATTTGACGGAATGGGCTCTGCAAGCGTCTCAGCGATGACTCCAATCATTAAGCAACTTTTGGGCATCTCACGCCCCCAGGTGGCGTAGTGGCTTACACAGACCTTCTGAACGAAGCCATAGATGATGTGGCAGCAAAGATAGCCACAATTTCAGGGCTAAGAGTTGTAACAGACCCCACAAAGATTGTGCCCAACTGTGTATTCATTGACGCCCCATCGTTCACCACCTTTGCCGGCAACGGCAACATTCTTAACGTGACCTTCCCTATTAAAGTTTTAGGCTCTGGCCCTGCAGGTCTCCCCGTCTTGCGTCAGTTGCTAGACACCACAGCCAAAGTAATTTCGAGCAATGTCATAGTAATGAACGGCCAGCCAACGGCCTACCTCATAGGCGGTGCCGAATACCCTTGCTACGACCTAGTAGTATCTATACAAGCACAGACAGCGTAAGGCAGACCATGTTCACAATCATTTCCCCACGAATCGGAACACCAGGCGACAAGTTTGAACCATCCGAAGAAACCAACATTGACGCCCTCATTGAAGGCGGCTTTATCAAATCCGACAAAACACCAACCAAATCTGCTAAAACAGTAGAAACATCTCCAGAGGAGTAACTCACATGGCTACCAGCACTTACCTTTCCAACCCATCACTAACTGTTAATGCAGTTGATTTGTCAGACCAATGCACATCAGCAACACTTACTGTCAAGTTTGACGCTCTTGAAAGCACTGCCTTTGGTGGTACTTCTCGTGTTTATACAGCAGGTCTTGGAGACCATGAACTTGTCTGTGAACTTTTTATGTCCTATGCGGCCTCGGAGACTTACAGCACTTTGAGCGCACTGGTGGGCACACAAACCACAGTGGTTATGAAGCCAACCTCATCGGCGGTCGGTGCAACCAACCCATCGTTCACATTGACAGGCACATACCTAGAGGCATTGCCAGTCATTGACGCAACTCTCGGAGAATTGTCAAGCATCTCGCTTACATTCCGTGGCGGCGTTTACGCTGCTGCAGTCGCATAAAAAAACAAACAAAGGAAACCCGACATGAAACTAGAACTTCGTGCTGACCTAGGCGAAGGCCCATTTACAGTAACCACCAACCTTTGGTGTGTCACCCAATGGGAACGCAAGTACAAGACCAAAGCGTCAGAGATGGCCAACGGTATTGGTATTGAGGACTTAGCGTTTCTTTGCTGGGCTGCTTGCCAAACCCATTCCATCGTGGTTCCGATTGTCTTTGACGATTTCATCAAGAAATTAGTGTCATTAGAAATCGCAAGCGAGGACACTGACCGCCCTTTCTCCGAGGCACCTACCGACATTCCCTAGCGGCGGTGCTTATTGCCACAGGGTTTTGGCCACATGAGATAGAGTTCACCAGTGACGACCTCTCGACAGTCATCAAAATGATTAACGAAAGTCGAAAGTAATGCCAGTAGATGTAACGATGGAGTTCTCAGGTCTAAAAGAGGCCCTGAAGGAAATTAACACCATTGACAAGAAACTGCGCCGCCAAATTACTCGTGACTTTACAAAGATTGTGCAGCCGGTATTAGGCAAAGCAGAGTCTTTACTACCTAACGACCCACCATTGTCGGGTATGGCTCGCTCATGGAAAGGCAAGTCTGGCGCTGACATTATGTCTTGGAATGACCTGTTAGTACGCAAAAATCTTAAAGCCTTTACAAGCGGCAAAAAGATAAGAGACACAGGACTTGGTTTTAAACAAAACCTAGGCGTTTTTGGTATTAAATGGCTAGGGCCACAAGCAACCGCATTGGACTTTCTTGCCAAGGGCACAATGGGCAATAACCTAACTGCTCGCTTTGGGCCTCCGTCTCGTATTATTTATAAGGCTTACGAAGCAGCAGACGCCAAAGTACAAGCCGACGTTAAAGAACTTGTAAACAAAGTAATGAAAATGACTAACAGTGCAATGAGGATGAAATGAGCGTAATTCTTAACATCGTCTCAGAATTTGACGCCAAGGGCATCAAACTTGCCCAGCGCCAATTTCAGCAACTAGAAAAAACAAGCGACAAAGTTGCCTTTGCCATGAAGCGAAGCATGGTTCCAGCCACTGCCGCACTGACAACGCTGGCGGCAGTTGCCTTCAAAGCCACCAAAATGGCCAGCGACCTTAATGAAGAAACCAGTAAAGCCAAGCAAATCTTTGGTGACGCCAGCGATTCAATCATTGCCTTTAGCAACACGGCTGCCACCAAACTTGGTCAATCTAAAACAGAGGCCCTAAAAGCCGCCGGCACTTTTGGTGTCCTTGGTAAAGCAGCAGGATTAACAGGCACCGACCTAACCACCATGTCCGTCAAGTTCACACAACTTGCAAGTGACCTGGCATCATTCAATAACACCAGCCCAGAAGATGCAGTATTGGCGTTAGGCGCTGGGCTCCGTGGTGAGGCAGAACCGCTTAGACGTTACGGCGTTTTGCTAGATGATGCCACGCTACGCCAAAAGGCTTTTGACCTTGAGTTAGTTAAAAGCACTAAAGAGGCATTGACCCCACAAAATAAGAGCCTTGCTGCACAGGCTGTAATTCTTGAAAAGACAGCGTTGCAACAGGGCAACTTTGCTTTGACCGCTAAGGATGCAGCCAACCAGCAACGTACCTTTACTGCCAAACTTAAAGACCTGCAAACACAAATGGGTGTCCTGTTCTTGCCTGTCTTAAAAGAAACCTTAGACACGCTGAATGATTATGCAGACGTCTTAATTTATTTAACCTCAAACACTGACAAGGCCAAGGATTCCACCGGCAAATGGCTAGACCGATTTGTCAAACTTGCCGTAATAGTTTTACCTTTTGCCCAAGTCATGAAGGGCTTAGGAATTGTTGTCGGCAAAGTTAATGAGTATGTAGGCAACCAAGCCTCAGCGCTTAAACAAAACGAACGAGCCACAAGTCGAGTCACAAACAAGATTCAAGAATTGGCTGGCTTTGAAAAGTTGCTTCAAACAAAAGTTGATGACACCACAAAATCAACGGACAAATCTACAGCCGCTGCAAAGAAAAAAGCAGAAGCCTTAGCCAAAGGCAAAGAGGCTACCGCCAAACTTAAAGCACAAATAGATGAACTTGCTGATGCTTTGCGTGGAAGGCTTAATGTCAGACTTGAAGATGCCCAAGAAAAACTAAAAGACGCACAAGACGCTTTTGATAATTTTGGCAAGAGTGTAGGCGCTGCTGTTACTGGTTCTTTTAATTTTGGTGCCGCACAATCTGAGGCGACAGGCAATGCCATGAGCCTTAAGACCGCACTGGCTAAGCAAGCAGAAGCACAAGTAAAAGTAAACGACGCTTACAATAAATGGAGCGGCTTCCAGGACAAAGACAACCTAGATGCCCTGACAATCTCGCAACGTGAACTGGCTGCAGCCACTGACGATGTAGCCATTGCACAGGCTAAGCCTCAGACTTTCTTCGAAAACTTAACTAAGCAGGCTGATAAGGCTAAAAAGTTTAGTGAGTTGGTCAGCAGACTTATGGCTGCCGACCTTAACGAAGGGGCATTGCAACAGGTTTTAGCAGCAGGAGTAGAGGGGGGAACCGCTATTGCCGAAGAAATCCTTGGCTCCGCTGACGGTGTTCTAAGGGCTAATGACCTTACTTCTGCAATGCAAAAACTTGCAGATGATATGGGCAAACGAGCAGCCACAAAGTACTACCAAGCAGGCGTAGATTCGGCAACCAATTTCCTTAAAGGTATTAAAGACACAATTGCCAAGACCGAAATTGTGCTTGCAAATCCAAACTTAACGGCAACAGACATAGCGCTTGCTGAGGCAGGTATATTTACTCCAGAAGATTTCCAATCCATTATGGCAAATCTCGGCAATCTAAACTTTGGCCTACCTTTTAGTGTTGGCGGTATAGGAATCCCAACGATGATGGCTGACGGCGGTGTAGTTCGAAAGGCTACAAACATTGTGGCGGGGGAGTCCGGGCCCGAGGCAATAATTCCCCTCGACCGTCTGAGCAACATGGGCATCGGCGGCGGCATGAACATCACGGTCAATGCCGGACTTGTCTCTACGCCAGACCAAATCGGACAGGACATCATTCAGGCCATCCTTAAAAGCCAGAGAAGGTCAGGTGCCGTTTTTGCTCCAGCCACCGGACTGTCATTGTGAGCGCCCCAACAATCCAAGTCTTAGTAGGGTTCCAGACCACCGCTGGCTTTGGGCAACCATTTCAATTAAACGATGCGGTGTACGGATTACTAGACACAGGCACCCTTGGCGGCCTTGCTTTTGCAGACTTAACTAGCCTTGTCGAATCTGTAAACATCACCCGTGGTCGTTCACGCCAACTAGACCAATTTAACGCTGGCACAGCCACAGTTTCATTTAACAACTCAACACGAATACTTGACCCATTAAACACAGCCAGCATTTACTACCCATACGTTTTGCCACGATGCCCTATTCAAATCTTAGCCAATGGGATACCTATCTACACAGGTTTAATTACTGATTGGAACCTTGAATACGACATTGCCAGCAACGGCGACAGAATGTACGCATCGTGCTCAGACTCTTTTACCGTCCTTGCAAACACAACCCTTGTGGCCCACACAGTCACACAGGAAAGCACCAACGCCCGTATAAACACAGTCCTTGACTACACAGAAGTTGCCTACCAAGGCGCTCGAAACATTGGCACAGGTTCATCCACCTTAGGTGCTTCGGCATCATCTAGTGGCTTCAACATTGCAGATGGCACCAACCTGCTTACCTATTTGCAACTGGTAAACACCAGCGAGCAAGGCTATTTATTTGTAGCGGCTGACGGAACCCTAACCTTTAAGGGTAGGTCTAGCGTTTTAAACCCTGTTGCCGGAGCCACATTTAGTTATACAGGCTCAATTTCATATCAAACTTTGCTCAATTCCTACGGTGACGAATTGCTTTACAACTACATAGTGACCCAAAGCCCTGCCGGCGTACAGCAAATTGCTAGCGACTCAACCAGCATCAGCCAATATCAGTCACAAAGCCTTAACATCACAAACCTTTTAAACAGCACGGTTTCAGAAGTTGCCGGATTAGGCACCTATTTACTAGGCAAATATAAAAACCCTGTTTTAAGATTTACCAATGTCTCAACCCAAATGGCTGCTTTATCTGATGCAAATCAAAACATAGCGTTAGCCCTTGATTTGACCAGCGTGGCAACAGTTGTAAAGAACTTTACTACTGGAACACCAAGTACGGAAAGCCAAACCCTTATTGTTTCAGGTGTGTCCCACAACATAACGCCTTCATCCCATATTATTTCATATACATTTGAATCAACAGACGGCAATTCCTACCTTTCATTGGATGACCCGATATTTGGCACACTTGACAATAATCTTTTAAGTTTCTAAAGGAGACACAAATGACAGTTAGTACAGCAACTACATCGGGGCAGATTCTGACTTCGGCGTATCTTAATAACAACATAAATTCAGGTCTGACATACATCAGCACCACGGCACTGTCTGGCAGTAGCGTCTCCATTGCAGGATGCTTTAGCAGTACCTATGACCAGTACCTCGTGGTCTTGAATAACGTGACAACTACCGCTAGTTGTACGCACTTGATTCAGTTTGCTACTGGCACCACCGATGCTGGCGCAAATTACGGCAGGCAAAGACTGGCAGTTCAAGCCGCTTCTGTTTCAAGTACGGGCTCAGTTAGCCAAACAAGCGGAACGTGGGGACAAACGACCGCAGGTAATGGTTCTTTTTACAAAATGGAAATATCTCAACCCAACCTTGCCCGCAGAACTTTTGTCAATACACAGGGTGTCTATTACGACTCCAGTTTTGCATATTTAGAAATCCAAAACGTTGCCCTTGACACTTCAACTCAATACACAGGCATGGTCTTGACACCATCAGGAACTTCGTACACAGCAGGAACCGTAACCATTTATGGTTACCGAAAGGCGTAACCCATGAGCAACACAAACCTAATTATTGGCACATTTCACGATGTTTTCACAGGAGAAATCATTGTAAGAGAATTAACAGCAGAAGAAATTGCTGCAATGCCACAGGTTGAAACGCCAAATGAATAAGCGAAATAGTCTTATTTTGTTTGTCTTTTTAGCATCGCTTACTGCTTGTGCAGACCGTGAACGTCTAAACTGCCCACCGATTAAAAACAAAGCCCTTTCGAGCGTCACTAACACAGTGGCAACCGAAACGACCATAGCCCCCCGATACGCAACAGGAGCAAAGTGCCGATGAAACCAGACAACAGACACAGCAACGAAGAAATCAAAGCCCGAATCGTCATGATTGTGGCAATCGGCCTCACACTGTCATTCGTAGGTTCAGTGTTTACAATTTTGTACGGCCTACTATTTGTGACTCAGCCTGAAAAAATGGCTGAGTTAGACGCTGCTCAAATATCAGTGCTTAGCAGTATGTTGCTTACATTGTCCGGTGGCCTTATCGGCTTGCTGGCAGGTAACGGCCTTAAAGACAAACCGAAAGACCCCCAATGAAAACCACTGTTTACACAGTCGGCGCAGTAACACCAGTGCTAATTCACAGCACCAGTTTTGGCAGTCAAACCATTTATGTTCAGAGCACCACGCAAGACATTCACCTTGGTGGCTCTAATGTCTCCAGCGCTCAGGGTCTCGATATCCCCAAATTGGGCTTTCAACAGATATTCCTTGACGAGCAAGAGACCCTTTACGCTTTAGCGGCTACCGGAACGGCGACAGTTAAAGTGCTGTCCCCATCTAACTCATGACCGTCAGGCCATACCCCTACTACCCAAGTTTTGACGGCAAAGGCACAAAGCCGGTCACAAGCAAACTGGTTGAATTAACAAAAGCCAGATGGGGGCTAGTCTCGCTGGGCACCTATGCCAATAGGCCAATGCGAAACAATGCAGGACTATCAGTACACGCCACCGGCTACGCAGCAGACCTTCAATACAAAGACGAAGCGCAAGCGCGTGTGATTTGGGACTGGTTCCTAGCCAACAGCGCAGCCCTTGGATTATGTGAAATGCACTGGTACGCGTATGGTTCTTATGGTGCTGGATACCGCTGTTCACGCGGAGAAGGCAAGGCAGGCGTTAAAATCTTTACAGAAACTGACAACGCAGGCTCTTATCAAGGCAGCCCAAAATGGTTTCATATTGAGTTGGCAAAGCAAACTCCGGAACACTTTGAGCAAGTCTTTCGAGCGTTAAAATAGGACTCCCAGCCACTGTTTGAGCGGTGCTGGGGCTAGGTGGGGGGCGGTAGTTTGTTTCCATTGGCGAAATCCCCCACCGACTTCTCAAATTGTGTATAGTAAATCCAAGCCACTCAAATGGCTCTTAACAAAGGAAACAAAATGTCACGCATGAAGGATTACCTCTTAGAGGATTTACCACTGTTCAGGGCCACAGACCCAGACACATCACGCCAGATAAAGCCCATCAGGATGAACAGCCACCGAGCCATCCTGCTTGCTATCTACGCCGGCAATATCAGCGGCCTAACAGACGAAGAGGCAGCCGACATAGCCGCCTCACGAGGCCACGTCATTAACGGCTACTGGAAGCGCTGTGCCGACTTACGCAACCAAGGACTTATCCAGGACTTAGGAGTCCGTAAGACCCTTAGAACGGGCTCTCAGGGCATGGTATGTGCCGTTACGCGCTTTGGTCTCGACATTGCGACGGGTTGCTATGACTGACACACAGTTTATATACAGTTTCATAATGGGTTGGGTCGGCTGCTGGCTATGGCTAAAAATGATGGCCAACAGACCATGATTCCCACATGGGGGTATCGCCAGTTAGTCTCAAAGGACAAGTTATTGCTCGTCCAAATTTTTACGGATTTGGAAACAGGGGAACACCTGAGAACTACCGTCTCGCAACGTGCGTGGCCGTTCTTAGATTGGTCGCCGCCTACCGAAGTAGAAGAGAACTGAAACGCATCATGGCATTAGCCCTATTCGCTGTCCTATCCGTACCAGCCCACGCAAGTGCGGCCCCTAATTCATGCCCTAAATGGGAACCACTACTAAAGCAACATTTTCCAGCCAAAGTAGTCCCAGTGATGTCCCGAATTGCCTATCGGGAAAGTCGTTGCATTGAACGTGCCCTTTCTTTAGTGCGCAAATCTACGGGACGCCCAGATGTCGGACTACTTCAAGTGCAGGGGTCGTGGGCTACTGTGACACGGGCTGTCTGTAAGAAACAGGATGTAGTCAAAGCACTGCTAAATGCAGAGTGCAATGTCAAGGTCGCTGGGTACTTATATCGCAATGGCGGCTTAGGTCACTGGCGAGCAACATCAGGAAAATAACAAAGGAAACAAATGGAAACATCTATGGGCGAACTAATTGCCAAACTAACTAATTTGAGCCACAATCTGGCTTTAGAACTACGCTTCAAAGAATCAAGCCTTGTACTAGAGGCTGTGGGTGCTCTTCATGCCATCCCATCGTTGGCCGAAAAGTTGCGAGATTCTTGGCACCCATCACTTAATACCAGTGGCCCATCTAAAGGTTTGTCATACCTTTCGAGCGTTCAGTTGGCTGACGATGAGTCTTGAGTACACCCATAACGATGATGTAGCAGACATGATTTACGCCAAAGAGCAGGAAATTAAATTGCTTAAAGAGGCGCTGCTACGCATTGAGACAGAGTTAAACCGCATTACAAATGAGTACAGCCGTGGCCTTTAACCTTGACGATTACGAGCCGGTAGCCAGCAGAGTAAGTAAATTCTACGACGCACACCCTGACGGTCGCATCATCACAGACTTGGTGCATTACTTGTCAGACGTTGCAGTGTTTAAGGCTGAGATATGGGTAGGGGATATTTTGGTGTCCACAGGATGGGAAGAGGAAGTGCGTAACTCATCGCACATTAACAAGACCTCCCACCTGGCTAACGCCGAAACAGGTGCTGTGGGACGCGGACTTGCTAACTACAACTTGGCTGGCAGCGACCCATCGAAGCGTCCAAGTAGAGAAGAGATGGGCAAAGTGCAACGCATGACCCCATCAGGTGACGGCACAATCACTGAGAACAGCAACCTTGCTACAGAGAAACAGCAGAACATGATTCGTGCCGTATGCAAATCCAGGGGCCTTGTGCCACCGCACAACCTCCAAAGTTTTAGCCGTCGAGAGGCTTCGGCCTATATTGACACCCTCAAAAATGGTGAACAGCCGGCACCAACGTACAACTCAACAGAGGAACCGTTTTAAGTGTTAGACCTTTTCAGCCTCATCATCATGCTCAGTGCAGTGTTCATGTGCGGCTTTATGCTGGGCAAAGACAAACGATGAACGACATAAGCGAGCAAGCATTTCTGCAGCAGATAAAAGCCCTGGCATACGTCCATCATTGGACTGTCCATCACTCTCAGCCGTCCATGACTAAGACAGGCAGATACATAACTACTGGCAGCCCTGGATTCTTTGACTTAGTGCTTGCACATGAGCAGCGTGGTCTTATCTTTGCCGAACTAAAGACACGAACAGGCAAGGCCAGCGAGGCCCAACTAAGTTGGATGCGCATAGTGCACCCTCATGCTGAGGTTTATCTATGGCGGCCAGAGGACATGGACTTCATTACTAAGCGCTTAGCATCATGCTGATACTGGCCTGGTACGTCCTGCTACTGTCCATTGGCATTGCCATCATCCAAGGCTTACGCAAGTAATTACCTTTTACAACTGAATACGACCAAGGGCCACATAGGGGATTGCACTCTGTTGGTATGCACACTACGGAAGTAGGGTCGAGCAGTGCGCCCCATTACCTGTGATGACTAACGTGAATGGCCGTGGGTGTCAGTCACTGTGCAGCGTCTAAACGTCATAAATACGAATGGTGTCCACTTCCCTATGGTGTCCGGCAACCTTGACCTACTTGGTCAGAACTGTGGGGAACACAAGCCCCAGACTCTCTCAGCACACAAGAGAGCAACCGCAGCGAAGCAAGGGCGGTAGTAACATCAGGCTTATGACATCCCCATACAACGACCCCATCTACAAAGCAAACAGACGCCAGATACTAAGCGACGGCAAAGCAACCATCTGTGCCCTATGCGGCAAGCCAGGAGCCAACACAGCAGACCACATAGTCAGCCTCATGTTCGGAGGCGACAACAGCATTGACAACCTCCAACCTGCCCATCAGTCATGCAACTCACGCAAAGGTGCAGCACAACAAAACAAACGAGCAGCCGCACAAAACCTAAACCGTTCACAGACAAACGCACCACCGATTACGCAAGAACCAGCAAAAAACAAAAACATGGATTTTTTTACGGAGAACCGACAAACCCCGACCCTTATTTCTTCCGTATTTTTTGGGGAAACTGGGGAATCTGACGGTCATGATTGGCGAGTGGGCAGGGAAAAGCCTCGGTTGGAATCGGTTGGGGTTGGGACTGAGAGTTATGGCCCTTTGGTTGCTGCTTGGGCTGAGCGTCACATGAAGATGACTTTGATGCCGTGGCAGGTTCATGCGTTGTCTGGGCAACTTGCTCATGATGGTGATGGTGTTTTGCAGTTTCGTGAGGCGTTGTGCAGCACAGCGAGACAAGCCGGAAAATCGGTCGCTCTGCAGGCGTTATGTGGGTGGTGGATTACTGAGGGTGCGGTGCTTCGTGGCGGCCCACAGTCAGTTATGAGCGTTGCTAACAAACTAGATAGGGCTGAGGCCATCTTTCCTTTGCTTGCCAACATCCTTGTGGAGTCCTTTGGCGGTAAAAAGTTTCAGGCTGTAGGCCGTAAATCTGTTGAAATGCCGGACGGTTCACGTTGGGAGATTCGTGCCGCAACTAAGTCTTTGCATGGAGGCAGTCACGATTTGATTATTTGTGATGAGTTATTTGATATAGATGCTGAGGTGGTGGACGCTGCTTTGCGCCCTAGTCAGATTGCTCGAAAGTCTCCGCTGCTTTCTATGTGGTCTACAGCCGGAGACCAGCACAGTGAAACGATGATTAAGTTACGTCAGCAGGCCATGGCTGACATTGACAAAGGCATTCCTAGCCTGTTTTATTTTGCTGAATGGTCTATGCCGTCGCACCTGTCACCGCTGGATGAAAAGAATTGGTGCTGGGCTAACCCATCTTTGGGGACAACTATCACTATTGAGGCTCTTCGAGCAGTGTCTAAAAAAGACAGTTTCATGCGTGCGCACCTAAACCAATGGATTACGGCTAGGGGGGCTTGGCTGGATTTGGGTGTCTGGGAGAAGAATCAGACAGATATTCCTATGCCAGATGGTGGGTATTTATCTGTGGATAGTTCTGTGGATGACGCTCGATATGTTGGTGTCAGGGCTGTAGAACTAGACGGCAAAGTCATAGTGCACACAGAGTTTGTGGTAGAGACCGAAGCAGATATGTGGACAGCCATTGAAAGAGTTATGGAAAACCCACAAGTGCATCTGCTAATAACGCCAACGCTCGATATTCATGTTCCATTGTCTTTACGCCGGCGCACAACCATTACCGGATATGCAGAACTAACAAAGTTCACAACCCTTGTGCGGTCAATGATTCACGAAGGCAACGTCAAACACCACGGCGAAAGCCTGCTGGCTGACCACGTTTCAAGGGCAGTCCTAGTCAAAACACCATCCGGTGCAGTCATTAGTTCCCAGAAATCACCAGGCCCAATAGAACTTTGCCGCGTCATGGTGTGGGCAGTGGCCCAAGTTTCTAAACCAAAACAAAAGACTAAACCTATGATGGTTGTCATTGGTGGCTAAACTGTCGGCGGTATTGCTTTGGGCGTTGTCGGGATGAGCAGAGCAATACCACAATTCTCTAACTGAAAGTGGCATACTTCCATCATGGCTATCTTCAACAATAAAGTCACCAAGGCTGCAATTAGCCCAATGCCCAAAGTGCAAGCCGCAGTGGGGTACTCGCCTGTAGGCACATCATCCAACCCTGTGATGAACTTCTATAACTATCTAGAAGGCCAGCAGCGTAACCAGGCCATGACTTTGGCAACGGTTTCACGCAGTAGGGACTTACTTGCCTCTGTCATTGCTTGTATGCCGTTGAAAATGTACAGCGAAAAGTTTAATAATGAATCTGGCGAAATGGAAGAAACACCATTAGCGCCAAAGGATTGGCTACGTCAGCCAGACCCAAGCAACACATACAACTTCCTTATGGCTTGGACGTTGGACGACCTCCTATTTTATGGCAGGGCTATGTGGGTAATTCTTGAAAGGGATGCCTCTGGGTACCCTTCAAAGTTCCGTCGTTTGCCTATGGGCTCAATCACAACACAAGACCAAACAGGGCCAGTGTTCTTTGGGCCGTCAGAGTCCATCATGTTTGCCGGCAACGAAATGGACTATCGAGACATTGTCCAGTTTATTAGCCCTATCCAAGGCATCATCTACAGTTCTACACAGACCATTGCTACAGCCTTGAAAGTAGAAGATAGCCGCTACAACTACGCCAGGTCGTCCATCCCGTCTGGCGTTTTGCGTCAAAACGGAGGCGAACCATTGTCAGCACAAGAACTTGGCGAAATTGGTGCTGCCTTTAATCAGGCGCGTTTGACTAGCCAGACTGCAGTTCTTAACGAGTTCTTGACTTACGAGCCGAGCAATGCCACCCCAGACAAGATGCTTATGATTGAGTCTGCACAGTATTCGGCCTTAGATTTGGCACGCCTATGTGGAGTTCCCCCTTACCTTGTAGGCGTTGCCACTGGCTCTTATGCCTACACCAGCAGCGAACAGTCACGCGCTGACCTGTACATCTTTGGTGTTAAGCCCTACGCCGACTGCATTGCCGCCACTCTCAGCATGAACAATGTTTTGCCTCGTGGAACTTACGTCAAGTTTGACACAGACAGTTACTTGGAAGAGAACTACGCAGCAGACGCAATGCCTAGCGGCGACGAGACAACTGACGTCTCAGCAATGCAAATAGCCGAAGTAATCCAAAAGGTTTACCTTGGTGTTGGAAAAGTAATAACCTCAGACGAAGCCAGAGCAATCGTAAACCTTGCAGGCGGCGACCTAAATATCCCTAACAATGGCGTGCCATTTGCAATGCCAACCCAAGTGAAAGACCAAACAGCATCATGATTAGATTAACCACCAGCACATTTTCTGTAGATGCAGCAGCCGGCGACGGAGTAGCAAAGCGCACCATTACTGGAATTGCATTGCCTTACAACACTGAGGCCATGGTTTCAGGAGGCCAAGTCGTTTCATTCCTGCCAGGGAGTTTGCCAACCACCGGCAAAAAACCAAAACTTTACATGAGCCACGACTCAACGCAAGCCATTGGTATTGTCACCGAGCGCACAGACGACCAAGACGCTATGTACTTCACAGCCAAAGTAAGCACCACAGCCCTTGGCGATGAAGCCCTAATCTTGGCGTCAGACGGCGTTTTAGACTCTGTGAGCGTTGGCGTAAACCCAACTGACTACAGTTTTAACGAAGATGGCGTCATGATTATCAAAGCAGGTGATTGGCTCGAATTGTCACTGGTACCCCAGCCAGCCTTTAGCGGTAGTATCATCACAGATGTTGCAGCGAGTATCCCCACATCAGAGGATGATTTAAGCAATAATACAGAAACGGCACCCGACGAGCCAGAACCCACAGAGTCAGAGGAGACCGAAGTGTCAGAAACCCCAGTTCCAGAAGTAATCGAAGCAGCAGCACCATTGTTTGCAGCAGCCAAGCGTGAACCACGTTTGCCAACTGCCGGCGAATTTGTAGCAGCAATGCACAAGGGTGGCGAAGTAGCCGCAGCAGCACAGCGCATTTTTGCTGACTATCGCGCATATCACCGCAATCCAATCGAAGCCGCCGCTGGCGACAACGTCCTCAGTAACGACGCAGGCATCACGCCGGTTCCCATTTTGGCCCCCGTTTTCGAGGACATTAACTACATCGCTCCAGTGTTGTCAGCACTCGGGACAAGGGCAATGCCAAACAGCGGTGCAGGTTCTACGTTCATTCGTCCTACCTGGACTACTCACCCGACCGTTGCGCAGCAGACAACAGAACTTACAGCAGTGTCAGCAACCACCGCTGTAATTGCCTCAAATACCGTTACCAAAGTGACATTCTCGGGCAGTGCCCAGTTGTCATACCAGGTACTTGACTTCACAGACCCCAACGCCATGGACATCATCGTTCGTGACCTTGCAGGCCAGTACCTCACAGCCATTGACAATTACGCAGCAGACAACTTGCTTGCAGCAGCATCTTCTGATGGAGTGTGGGACTTGTCAGTAACTGACTTAATGAAGTCAATCTACGACGCAGCAGTCACAACTTCTGCAGCAACCAACTACCTGCCAACACACATCTTTGTAGACCCAGCAACATGGGGTCTGATGGGACAACTTGTGGATACCACAGGCCGTCCAATCTTCCCAAGCATTGGTGCACCAGGACTTATGGGCATGAACAGCCTTGGCGCAGGCCAGGCAACATCATGGTCAGGTATGAACCCACTTGGTTTGCAAATCGTAGTGGACAATAAGTTTGCCGCAAAGACCATGATTATCATGAACCAGAATGCGTTTGAAATTTACCGTCAAGACCGTGGAATGTTGTCAGTAGAAGTACCTTCAACACTTGGCCGTCAGATGAGCGTGTTCGGGTACGCAGCAACATTCGCTGCAAACTCAAGCATGATTCGCAAAATCACTCAGGCTTAGTCAGAAAGGCGGTAAGCCGCCATGGCTACATACACAGTCACTTTCAAGCAACTGCTAGACAACTATGCAGTGCTACAAACACTGACCAACACAGAGATAGCGGTGGGGCAACCCATCACTATCGCTGGTGTTGCAGTGCCTTTTAACGGCACCTTTACTGTTTATGCACAACCAGAGTTTGAATACATTGGAATAGACACCGAAGGTAATTTGTTATTTGACAATAACAATCCAATACCTAACCAAGTTTTGTTTGCTTGCACAGGTGACAACGTGGAACGTGTGGCTTCAACTGGTGGCACTATTGCTTATACCCAGGTCTGCACATGGACCACAGTCCAACAATTGGAAACATATCTCGGGGTGGACATTACAGACCCAAGCGATGACTACACCTTGCTCACACAATCTGTCTCAGCGGCAAACGCTTTCTGCTGGAGACGCAGGCAGGAGTCCGGTTACACCGGCGATGCACTCGGAACCTCACCAGGCGGTGACTGCACCTTGGGCGTCCTAATGTACGGTGCCGCTCTGTGGCGCAGCCGTGGCAGCGTGCAAGACACTTTTGCCACATTCGACGGAATGGGCTCTGCAGGCGTCTCAGCGATGACTCCAATGATTAAGCAACTCTTGGGCATCTCACGCCCCCAGGTGGCGTAGTGGCCTTTACAGACCTTCTCAACGAAGCCATAGACGACGTGGCAGCCAAGATAGCCACAGTCGCAGGCATCAGGGTTGTAACCGACTCGACAAAGATTGTGCCTAATTGTGTCTTTGTGGACGCCCCATCTTTTACTACCTTTGCTGGCAATGGCAACATTCTTAACATCACCTTTCCCATTAAGGTCTTGGGCTCTGGCCCTGCAGGTCTGCCAGTTTTGCGTCAATTGCTAGACATCACAGCCAAAGTCATTTCGAGCAACGTCATAGTGATGAGCGGCCAACCAACGGCCTACCTTATTGGCGGTGCAGAATATCCCTGCTACGACCTAGTAGTATCCATACAAGCACAGACAGCGTAAGGCAGACAATGTACACAATCATTTCCCCAAGAATCGGAACACCAGGCGACAAGTTTGAACCATCCGAAGAAACCAACATTGACGCCCTCATTGAAGGTGGCTTTATTAAATCCGACAAAACCCCAACCAAATCTGCTAAAACAGTAGAAACATCTCTCGAGGAGTAACACCATGGCTACCAGCACTTACCTTTCCAACCCATCACTAACTGTTAATGCAGTTGATTTGTCAGACCAATGCACATCAGCAACACTTACTGTCAAGTTTGACGCTCTTGAAAGCACTGCCTTTGGTGGT